CTCTTACCGTGTCATACGAATCATTCAACGTTAGCTCTTGTTTGTTTTTAGAGTTAAGCTCTACGCTAGTCTGGTTATTCATCTCTTTAAATGATCCAGAGTAATGTGTTAGTCTTACTTTTTCATTTAAATCACTATTAACGAACTCTAACGTACCACCTTTTTGATTAATAACGTATTTATTTCTATATGCATCAACGTTATTATTATATTCGGCTATACTAGCGTTCTTATTTTCATACGTACCCGGGTAATCTAACCCCGGTTCATTTTGCGATTCGTAAATACCTTGCCAGTCTGATTGACCGAAACTAGCGGCAAAATAAACAGGGAAGTTCGGATTACCTTCTCTAAAGAATACCCATACGTGTGCTCCGACAGATGGTATACAGAAAGCTCCTTTAGCTTCATTCGAATAGCCGTTAGGTTTATATTCATATGATAAAGGGTTAGGTCTATTTACATTCATCGATGCATCATTAAATGCATCGCTTACTCTAATAGTTTCATCATAAAAATTACTAGGCGCTGCTCCTTCACCCGTTAGAGCGGACGTAGCGCTTGTTACTGTATCGAGGAAATTACTATCAGATACACTACCTGTTAGGTTAAAATTATTGAATCTACCGCTAGCGCTTTCACCCACAAGAGGTGCAGCACAGTCAGCCCACGGTGTTATTCTCTTAAGATCATCGAGAATCTCGGTAAGATCTTCATCTATATTATTACCTATAAACTTTAAAGCTTTATTTTCGCTTTTTTTAATCCAATTATTATAAATCGTAGAAGATATATGAGGTACAAACACTTTTATCTTACCAGCTTTATCCGGATCATTATTCTGGATTACAATGCCTAGATGGTTTCCGTAGTATTTCTTCATAGTATATTATTATTTAAATAAAAATATTTTTTTTATCAACAAGACCATCTAACGCATCAACAGATTTAAGTTGCGCTTTAGCCTTTTCCGTATTAGATATACCCTTTTCAGCAGCCACTTTACCAGATTCTAAAACATTAGACGTTATGTCATTTACTACTTTTTGTTGATTAGCAATATCTACATTAAAATCTCTTAGCTGATTATTTGTAATCCCCTTTACACTTGACTTAATATCACCAAACATATCGCCTTGGAATTTCGCGACTTCATCTGATGATATTTTTTCTACGTCTATACTATCTAATTGACCCTTAAAATTTATCTCCTTTTTTAGCTTCTCCGCGTTGAGTTTACTACGAATATCGGTTAAAGATTCTAAGCTTTGGCTGACCTTATCATCTATTGCTTCGATATACGAACTAACATCTATTTCCGGTATACTAATCTCTGGTAACTGACCAGTTTTAAGATTTTTAAAATTTTCTACCGCGCTAGTAACCTTACTTTTAATTTGCGGAGTAACACTCTCTATAGTTTGTTTTATATCAAACGTCTTAATCTTAGGAGATTTAAGCTCTATAGATGACGGGTTAATTTTCTTTAACTCGGTTGAGAGAGGGTCAGAATTAAAAGATATATCCATATAATTATTTACTTGATAACTCAGCTTTAGTATATATAATATAACATATGTTAGTATCACATGAAAGCCCTATCTCTATTTTAGATAAATCGCGTGAGTATAATCATTATGATTATGCGCTTGTACATCTATTTGAAACACATCCCGAGTATTATGAATACTTTAAAAACAGTGTCAACCTTGGCAGGGAAGTTCTGCTAGATAATAGTATCTTTGAACTCGGCGAGGCATTTGATTCTGAAAAATTTGCAAAATACACTAAAGAGCTTAAGCCGAGCTATTATATAGTACCTGATGTACTAGAGGATGGATACGCTACTATTAAAAGCTTTTCTGAATTTACATCGAAATATGCCGATCTACCCGGTTTAAAGATCGGCGCCGTGCAAGGTAAAACGTATGATGAAATTGTTGACTGTTATCGGTATATGTCAGAATATGCTGATTACATTGCTATTAGTTTCGACTTTAGCTATTACATTGCAACGGGCCGTGGTAAGACAAAGCTTGAGAGATGGTGTTCTGGCAGACAAAAATTAATTAACGATCTTAAAGGTGACGGTATCTGGAATGCGAATAAGCCGCATCACTTATTGGGATGCTCCCTCGCTCGTGAATTCAAAAAATACGTCGATGATAAGTCGATTAGATCTGTTGATACTTCAAATCCGGTTGTCGCTGGTATTAAGGAACTCCGATATACTGGTGATCTAGGATTAAATGAGAAACCTTCTATTATGTTAGCAGATCTTATTGATCATGAAGTAACAGATACAGAATGGGAAAATATATATTATAACATTTGGTGCTTTAAAGATATTATTGGATATGGTTATTAGTTTTACGGGAGCTCAAAGTACAGGTAAATCTACCTTACTTGAAAGATGTAAGTTGGACGAAAAGTTCAAGAAATTCGATTTTGAACCTGAAGTTACTCGTTGGGTAAAGAAAACCTATGGGTTAGTTATTAACGAAGAAGGTGACGATACGACTCAATTATCAATTCTTAGCAGACATTTACATAACTATCTCTATTATAAAAATAAGGATGTTATTATGGATAGATGTATTTTAGATGGGTTGGTGTATACAACATATCAGTACTGCCAAGAAAAGGTAAGTCGCGGGGTATATGATTATGCTGAACTTTTATTTAAGAAGTTAATTGATAAGGTTGATATAATTTTCTATACTGAACCTGATATTGAACTCGTCGACGACGGTGAGAGAAGTGTTGATGAGGAGTTTAGAGAAACGATCATTAAATTATTTGAAGAAGCAATTGATCATTACGATATTAAGGTAGTAAGATTAAGCGGATCAGTTGAAAATCGCATGAACATCATTTATAATACAGTAAACAATTATGGCAAATAAAGAGTTAGATAACAGTAGAATTAGTAAACATCTAGGTCAGACATCTCAATATAAGAGTACGTATGATCCTGAATTGCTCGTAAAAGAGCCGCGTAGTAATAATAGAGATTATCTCAATATTTTTAACGACGATCTCCCCTTCGTCGGTTCAGATACATGGAACGCATATGAATGCTCGTTTCTTTTAGATAATGGGTTACCAGTAACTGGCGTGTTGAAGATTAACTACCCGTGTGATAGTGAGTATATTGTTGAGAGTAAAAGTATTAAACTTTACTTAAACTCATTTAATATGCAAAAGATGGGTAACGATAAAGCAGATGCTATTAAGAAGTTTGAAGAAACGGTTAGCAACGATTTAACCTCTCTTCTCGGTGGTCAAGCTAGTGTATTCTTCCATCTCGGCCATCAAGTAGATAGTTGTAATATCGGTGCCGGGCGAGAGTGGGATATTGGAGAGTACGAAAACGTAGATATACAGGATACTAATGAGCTGGAAATTACTCAATATACAGAAGACCCGACGTTGATTGAAGGTATGTTCGATGAAGGTGTAGAGGTAGAGCAGAAGTTCTACTCCGGCCTACTTAAGAGTAACTGCCGTGTAACGTCGCAACCTGATTGGGGCGATGTATTCATTCACCTCAAGTCAAATGTAGTTATCGATCCTCAATCTATTCTGAGGTATGTTATTTCTTTTAGAGACGAGTGTCATTTCCATGAAGAAATTTGTGAATGTATCTATAAGCGTTTATACGATATGTGTAAACCTTCTGAGTTGTTTGTTATGTGTTTATATGCACGTAGAGGTGGTATTGATATTAACCCTGTAAGAGCGACTAGTAATGAACTTATTAAAGATTTAGCTCCAAGCTTGGTCGATACTTCGATAGCGCATATCAAGACGTCAAAGCAATAATTATATAATTAAACAAAAAAAAGAGACCTGGCTCATTAAATGAACCAGGTCTCAAAGTGTTTGTTACTTATCTTGGATTAGAAGTACACACTCGGCGATGAAGCCGGTGAGAAGCTCTCCCCGAGACCAGTTACAAGAATCGTGTGGTAGTATAGGTTAGCACCAAAGATATTATCAACAACGCCATAACGAGTAAGCAAGCCTACACGTGGAGCGAAGTCGTTAGGACCAATTGTGCGCTGAACCATAACCGGGATATAAGGGCAGTAAATAATACCAGTGTCATAGAATTCAGGTCCCTTGTATCCGAGAAGCGCGTACTCAGGACGGCTTGCATCATCAACATTGTTACCTTCAGTTCTTGTGTCACGGTATACATTAAAGCGACCACCAAGATTACCTACCTTAGCAACACCTACAGGTTGTGTGTTAACGTTACCTTGTACAGGTACCCACTGGAATTCAGGGAGCATCTCAAGGATAGCGCAAACACGAGGAGTTGCGACGATGAAGTTAGCAGCACCACGGCGATTTCTCACAGCGATTCTGTTTGCTTCAATGATAAGTCTTTGATAGAAATCACGATTACGTTCTACTAACCAACGGCCATCAGCCGATTGAGGAGCCCAGACAGAGAATCCAGTACCTTGACCTGCGTCAAGAGTAACTTGGATCATTCTTACAAGCATTTCACGGTCGATTTCAGCCTGAATTTCATACGACATAGCGTTTGTCAATTCAGTATCGATATCGATACCATTCATGTTTTTAAGGTCTTGCTCAAGCTCGACTGACCAACGTGCGCCTAGGCGACGTGTACCAGCTTCAACAGCAGTTTTCTCGAAAGAAACTTCCATTGTAGGGATGTTACCAGTAACTTCGAAGTTTCTAAGAAGTGCCGCAACACCCTTATCATTGTCACCAATGATCTTTGAAACACTCGAGCTTAATGGATCCGTACCGACACCGGAAAGATATCCAGCAGAAGTACCTGTATAAGCAGTAGCGAGCTTCTGATAACCAGCTTCCTCGCCTGCAACACCAGCTAAGACACCGGCATTAGCGCCTGTGCCACCTCCTGTGCCTTTACCATCGATACCAGAACCGAGTGTTTCACCGGAATACTTGTAACGAAGAGCAAATGCAAGGCCAACTGGGCCAGCCATTGGTTGAACACCAACGATTTCATTTGTAATTAACTCGGGAAAAGTACGTCTAATCATTGGAATCAAGATCTTTGGAAGACGGGCATCGCCAGTAGCATAGCTGTCAGTACCAGGGGTACCGGAAGCATTACCACCAACACCGATAGAAGCGCCGCCCCCGAAAGAACCGCCATTACCAGCGGTATTACCGGATTCATTCAAGCACCATGACTCTTGGTTTTCCAAAAGCATAGCAGTGTTTAAACGAGTGTGACTGTCTTCGATAGGCGCAACAGACTTGGATGAATAATCCAAAACTGGTGCCCACTTCTCAAGAAGAGAAGCTGCTCTCGATTCGTCAATATAAGCCTGTGTAGGTCTAATTGAATTCATAGTTGTATTTTCCTTTATTTTTATTCGACCCCAAGGGTTTAAGAACCCAGGAAACTCAGGAAAGCCTAATCAATTATAAGAAATTAATATTTGCTTAACTCGGACATATAAGGGCTGCTAGGCGCAGGTGTTTCAACCTTCTCCTCAACAACTCTATCTACCTTGGTAGTGTCCTCTAAAGCTTGCTCCTTTAAGCTTTCAAGTCTGCTCTCTTCTTTCTTTTCAAAAAGGTTTAAAGTATAATCGAAGTTCTCAGCAATGAACTCTACGTCCTTACCTGCTAATACCTTTTTAACATACTTTGCACTTCTTTCATCAAGACCAGCTGTTTTCTGTTCAATTAGAAGATTTGCCTTAATTGTATTAAGTTCTTCCTCAACAACGGCCTTCTCTTGAAGGGCAGACTCAAGCTTTGTAGTAGCTTCATTTATTTGATTTTTGCCATCTAAAACAGCATCCTTAATGCTCTCTTTTTGTAGAGCGCTGTCAATAGCCAAATGGTTACGAATACCTTCAAGAACTTGAATAGCTTTCTTATTCTTTACAGCTTCTTTGATTTCTTCAGCAGGAATACTTTCCTGTAAGTATTCATCGAGATAAGAAGAAATAGATTCAACTAACTCGGTTTTAAAATTCTCAGCATCTTCTGTTAGTGCGGATTCATACTTCTTGATGACAGCTTTAAGCTTAGCAGTTCTGTCGACGTCAATCGCTTCAACGACTTTTTCTAATTTTTTTGTATGGTCAGAATCTAAAGCTTCTAAGAGCTTTTCTAATTTAGATGTGTAAAGCTCGTCTTGCTCTATTAAGGCCTTATCAACATGCAATTGTGTCTTTTCTTCTAAGCGCTTTTCAAACGCCGATTCAATTGCAGCAAGAGTTGATTCATCAATTGCCCCGTTAGTAGCTTCTTTTAGTATTTCAGAGATATTCATATTTAAAATAGGTTTATATTATTATTTATGATCTCACGCTTAATTTTCTTATCAACAGCACGAGATAAGTTCCCATGAGCCTTTTTGTAGTCCTTATCAATAATATTATTGATGAAGCTCTTAACTTCTTTTGTGACTTCTAGTGACTTGCTCATATCTTTATTTATAGGGATTTAATAAATTGCAACATATGCTCACGTAAAAAAGCATCTTTATTCTTAAGAGGCATTGTAGCAATTGTTTTTTCAAAATTATCATAAGCTTCTTCGAATTGACCGTACTTATTTACAACGTATTGCTTACTCTCCAGAATACCGTTAACAAACGCTTTCGGGAAAGACGGGTCAGCAACACAGTCAATAGCAACTAATTTAAAGTCTTTAACTCTATTAACGCCATCCTGACCTGATTCAGGGATAAGCTGACCAAGAGCTCTAGAGCTCATACCGACTCTAACCCCGTCGTTAATAAGGCTTCTAACAATCATACCTGTTGGAGTAGATAATACCTTACTCTTACCGTAGAAAACATTACCATCTTGCGACATTTCTGTAACTAAATGACATGCTCTCTCAAGATCAACATCAGCTGTAGTAGGGTGGTTTAATTCTCCCATAGCTCTACCTGTCTTTACCATAGATTCTTCGTAACGTTTGATCTCTCTTTGCATTTCTTCCAAAGGATATATGCGTTTATTACGATTAACACCCTCCGCCATCATATATGGCCCCTTAATATAGAAATTCTTTTGATCCTTAGAATTACCTTCCTCAACGATATATTCGAAAGCTTCTTTCGGTGCCGGTGTTTCAACTATAAGATTTAAACTCATATATTAATTATTTATTAGTATGGGAACAATTTCCTACTCTTTATTATATTCCCAGCTCTTTTTCTGTTATTATTAAAAACTTATAGCCTTTACGCTTAGACCACTCCTCTGCAGCTTTCCATTTAGCTTGATTTACAACCCATGTCTTTTGCTCATATAGAATAGTACGACGGTGTTTACCCTTTACGGTTGTAGGCTTAGCTACTTGCTTACTTGGCTTTATCTCGATTAAAAATTTTTGCTTATTACCGTTTCTATCTCTAAAGACGATAAAATTGTCTACAAAATATCTATGCACTTTACCGTCGATTGGACTCGTATATGGTATAATTATATTTTCACTTCCCCATGCGAGTATATTTTCATTGCAATCAGCCCATCTAAAAAATTTCAATTCCCAGCTTGATCTATATGTAGGAGAATCATTACCAATATATTTGTTCTTGTTTTTTGGTTTGAATATTCCTTGTCTAAACCTTTTATCTTTCTTCATACGTTATAAATATAGTTATGACATTTGAAGAGAAAATTATAAGCAATAGTAAGATTAGGCAGAGTAAACTAATGAGACCAGCTAAAATTGCTTGCGAAAAACCTGATACCGGGGTCACCATTAATAAGAAAGGCGCGTATTATTTGATAAAAGACTCGGCGGAAATTACTGTTCAATATCTCGTACATCTTTGCTATGGTAGCTATACAGACGCTATTAAAGAATTAAAAGGAAAGTTTACGCAAAGTGAAATTATTGATTTT